TCAGAAGCCTGATCGCACAAGACGTAACCAACGCCGCCCTGTTCTTGGTTGATTCCTGATGGCCTTTCCAACTCTGCAACCAACCGGGCGTAATTTTGATCCCGGCGACTACCCAATCAAGACCTTCAAAGCCCAATCCGGCGCCGAAGTCCGGGTGTTGTACGGCAACCAACGCACCAACATGACGCTGGACCTGACCTACGACAACATCACCGACACAAATGCGGGTCTATTCCTAACCCACTTCGACGAGGTACAAGGCACTTACCAAACTTTTACAGTTCCATCCAACGTGCGGGCAGGCTGGGGCGGCAGCAGCAGTTCAATCGACGTAACCGGCTCAAACGCTTGGCGCTACGCAGAGGCCCCACGCATTACCGCAATCCGGCCAGGGATTAGCAGCGTGCAAGTCAAGCTCGTTGGTGTTCTCTAAACTAAAGTCATGGCCCAGATTTTTACCGGACGCGACGGACGCCTGCTTCTGGGCTCCGACACCTTGGTCAAGGTGACCAACTGGACGCTTCAGGCTGACCTGGAGACACTAGAAACGACAACTCTTGGCGACAGCCAGCGCAATTACGTGCCTGGGGTCCAAGGTTTTAGCGGCAGCGCAAGTCTGCTGTACTACATCGACGCCGATAACACCAACGACGCAAGCACCCTGCTGCGCAAACTGGTGCGAACTGGCAACGTCACCACAAGCGACACGGTAAGCCTTACTTTGCGTCTTGCTGGCGACCTCGGTAACAACGACGTAACTTTGACGGCTTACATCACCAGTGTCAGCATTGGCGCTTCTGTCGGTGAAGTCGTCTCGGCTCAAATCAATTTCCAAGCCACTGGTGCCCTGACCACCGCCACCTTGTAATGAGCGTCTACCTCGGCAGCTACGGTTTGGTCGAACTACGGCGTAGCTCCGAGCTTGCCGAAAAACCCTCATTGGTCAATCCAGGGGACGTTAATCCTGCACGCCGCCGCTTTAGTTTTGACTTTGACGCTGGCTTTCTAAATAGCGGCGACCAACTAGAAATTCGTACCACTGACGGCACCAACCTTGACTTTGTTGATGCAACCGGCTGGGGCATTGGAAGCGTCCAAGATGCTGGCCACTGGTATGTCCACGTCGATGAACTAGGCGGCGTTCGTCTATATGACACATTCGACAAATCTATTGAGGGCCTGCAAAGCCAAGCGATTGTATTGAACGCAATTGCCCGCGATATTCCCATTGCGGTACGAATAACCAATTTCATTCCTCACATCCTTGCCCAATGCACTTACTTCGAGCTAAATACCAGCCGCGAAGCCGTTGATACCACAGCGCTTGGTGACGAATTTCGCTCCCAATACTCCAGCTTGATTAGCGGCAGCGGGAACTTCCGCGCCTATTGGGAATATCTCCCCACCTATAGCAAACAAACCACTGCAGAATCAGCCCATTATCTTTTGCAGTTGGCCATCCGCACAGAAGTCGGCTCAAAATTTGGCAGCAAGTTCTACCTAAAAGTCAGCAACGAAATAGGCGATGGAACATCTATCGACGATGAAATCTGGTACGAACTGGAAGGTGTCATCACGCAAGCCGGCGTCAATTTCTCGCCAGATAACGCCGTTGAAATCAGCGCTGATTTTGTAACCACTGGCCCCATCAGACTTCTTGCCAAGACCACGCCTTCAGATAAGGTGCTCCAAGAAGATCTTGGTGACATCCGTTTGGAACAGGATTCCACGGCATCACTGTTGCAAGAAGACATCGCGTGAGCCGGCTAAGCTAGTTGGTAACAGTGCCCTGTCGGCTTAGGCGGTATGGCTGACCTTCGGATTAGCGAACTTACAGCTCTTGCGGGGGCGAATTTAGCCAGCGGTGACCTGCTGCCGATCGTTGATGTCTCCGCAAGCGAGACCAAAAAGATCACCGTGACCGACATGGTGGGTAACGCCACCACCTTGATTGCGGATGCCACGATCCCCAGCGCCAAGATCCTGTTTGGGGCAGGCTCAATTGTTGCCGCATCCCTGGCTACTGATGCCGTTACCACCGCCAAGATTCAAAACGATGCGGTAACTGCCGCCAAACTTGCCGACGAATCCACTGTTGATCTCGTCACCACCCTGCCGGCATCTGGCGCCTTTACCGGCCAAATTGCGCTTGATACTGACGACGACAACGCCTACATCTGGGATGGCAGCGCTTGGGTCAGCTTCAAAGCTGCGGGTTCTGTCGGTTCTGTTGTCGGCAGCACGGCTGGCACCATCAACATTGTCGTTAGCACCAGCGGCAACCAAGTAACGATCAGCGCCACGCTGGATAACACCAGTGCCGCCGGTCAATTCCTCGCTGGCCCTTCCGCATCTGCTGGCGCCGTCAGTTACCGCACCATCGCTGGTGGCGACCTTCCCGCACCTACGACTAGTGCTCGTGGCGGCGTTGCAATCAACGGCGAAGGTCTGCGCATGGATGGCGCAGTGCTGGAAATTGACAACGACGTAGCCGCCAACGTCACCTACGGCCTCGTCACATACAACGCCAAGGGTCTGGTCACCAACGGTCGCACCATCATCAGCAGCGACCTGCCAGCTGCCACAAGTTCAGCAAAAGGCGCCGTCATCCCCGGCACCGGCCTTTCCGTTGATGGCTCGGGCAACCTCAACCACACCAACAGCGCCACCGCCGGCACCTACACCAAGGTCACCGTTGATTCGCAAGGTCACGTCAGCTCTGGCGCAACACTGGCCGACACCGACCTGCCTAACCACAGCGCGGCACTGCTGACCAGCGGCACCTTGGATGTCGCCCGCCTTGGCGCCAATACTGTTCCAGGTAGCAAGCTTGCTAACTACGCGGTTTCCAAGATTGGTGAAACCCAGCCAACGGCTGACCACATCGGTCAGTTCTTCTTCAATCCACTTTCCCGCGACCTCTTTCTCTGGGACGGAAACGTCTTCCAGCCAATCGGCATCTCGGTCGGTGAGATTGTTTTCGCTGGTACGTTTGATGCCTCGGCTGGTGGCGGCACCGGTCTTGTCGCTTCGGTAACGGCTGAAGGTACTGCGGTCGGTCTCGTCGTTGGCAACCCGCTTCCTGCAGCAGCCACCGCCAACAACCGCTACTACTTGGTGGTTTCGGAAGCTGGCACGATCACCAGCGGCAACGCACCCAACGTTGCACTAAGCCCGCCGGACATTGTGTTGTCGAACGGCTCGGCTTGGACCGAGATTGACGTTTCGCAAACCGTTACTGCACAGGTCGCAAGCAACGTCAGCTTCACACCTGCCGGCGGCATTTCAGCCACTAATGTCCAGACCGCAATTGAGGAAGTCGATAGCGAAAAGCTTGGCGCAGGCGGCGGCACGATTACTGGCGAACTGCTGATTGGTACTACCGGCAGCCTTGCCTTTGAGGGCAGCTCGGCCAACGACTATGAGACCTATCTGGCGGTTGTGGATCCCACAGCGGATCGCACGATCACCTTCCCGGATGTAACCGGCACCGTCATCACCACTGGCGACAGCGGCACGGTGACAAGCGCAATGATTGCCGATGGCACGATCGTCAACGCGGATATCAGCGCCAGTGCTGAAATTGCCGTTAGCAAGCTTGCCGATGGCACCGCCCGTCAACTGCTGCAGACCGATGCAGCCGGCACTGGCGTTGAGTGGACAAGCAACGTCGATATTCCCGGCACGCTTGATGTCACTGGTGCTACCACACTTGATGGCGCACTGACTGTTGCTGGCACGGCCACCTTCAATGGCTCGATTGTCCTTGAGGGCACCACAGCTGATGACTATGAACTGACGCTGGCATGTGAGCCCACCGCCGATCGCACGGTCACCCTGCCCGATGGCACGACAACACTGGCGGGCTTGTCACTGGCGCAAAGCTTTACGGCACAACAACGCGGCGCGATTTCTGCGTTGACCGATGGCGCCACCATCACCCCAGACTTCAGCCTTGCCAACAACTTCAGCGTCACGCTCGGTGGCAACCGGACGTTGGCTAATCCCACCAACCTGACCGCTGGTGCAAGTGGTGCGATCTTCATTTCGCAGGATGGCACCGGCAGCCGGACACTGGCATTCGGTTCCTATTGGTCGTTTTCGGGTGGTACCGCGCCTACGCTTTCAACAGCAGCCAGCGCCATTGATGTGCTGGTCTACACGGTGCGAAGCAGCACCGACATTGCAGCTACTCTGATCACCAACATCAGCTAAATCATGGGAGTTCCCGGAAACGTCAACCCGCTGCTGTTGGTACAAGCTGCCGCAGCAGGCGGCTACACCATCGACAGGTCGCTGCGTTTCAACTCAGCCGATTCGGCATACCTGAATCGCACTCCCGCATCAGCCGGCAACCGCAAGACGTGGACCTGGGCGGGGTGGGTAAAGCGGAGCAAGTTAGGAGCCGAACAGTTTCTATTTAATTGCCGTGATACTGCATTTTTTAGGTTCGTAATTACAAGCAGCGATACTTTCGCAATCTGGGACAGGGATTCCGGAGACGTGACGCAGTTCCAGCTGATCACTACTCAAGTATTTAGAGACCCCTCGTCGTGGTTTCATGTTGTTCTTTCTATAGATACGACACAATCAACATCGTCTAATAGAGCGAAACTATATATCAACGGAGTTCAAGTAACAACATTTAGCACCGCAACATACCCAAACCTCAACCATGATTTAGAT